CTCTTTTTAAAATTATCTGTGATACTTTCCGTTCACAAAATGTAAGTGTTGCGCCTTTCCGTCTGGGTAAACAATTATATTTGTCTGCATCCAACTTGAAAGCCCCTTGTTATAACCAACCCTTAAATGGGTCATTGTTCCAACACTCATGTGGCCATCAACTTTTATTGGTTGGTGAGTGTGACCTGTGATTGTTTTGGTGTTCATTGTTTTAAATTGATTTGCCCCACCCCTTGAGCCGTTTGCACCTACGTGGCCATGCATACCAAGTTCCCAACCAAGAACTCTATAGCTATCATCCAAGCCAAGTGTTTTGACGCTATCGCCAAACTCACGATGCAAAAAGAATGAAAGAACACCCTTTTTTTGAGCTATCGTTTCTTGAGCCAATATCATGGCACTTTCTAAATAAAGCCTTTTATTATTGCCATTTCTCCAATCATTACCCTTTAGCCAGCGGTCAAACATGTCATCATGGTTTGAACGAACTACAACTAAATTATATTTCAAATGCTCTTTTGTCCACTTTAGCATTAAGTCAACCTCGTTTTGCATGGACCAAATCTCATTCTCTTCTTTGTACATCATTCTAAAAGGATCTTTTGTATCCCAATGGCTAATGGACTCACAATCCAATAAATCATGTACCATGGTATGCTTTGGCTTCATGGTATCTAGTAGCTCAAAGAATTTAGAAGTTGCTTCTGGGTCATTGTGTGCAACATGTATGTCTCCAGGGATTGCAACCTCACAGCCTTTTTTGTTTTTCTTAACCTTACCATTTTTAACTCTATGGAATAGGTCGTAAAAATTACCATTTTCATCGGCACTTACTTGTCTAACATGGAAGTGCTTTCCATCTAGTTCAACAATAACAAAACCTAAAGTGTGGTGAAACTCCCCTTTTTTACCAACACGACTATCCGTGTAATTTTCAACAGTACATGCCCCTGTTGACAAAAGTAGTTTGTGCGGATACCCCTCTAAGATTGGCAATGATTTAAGCTGTTGTCTCGGATGACCAACAATACAACTCTCAAGGGCTGTGATTCCATTCAAACCGCTTAATGGAAGGGCGCTTGTAGGCTGTATTTTTACATCGCTAAGTACTTGTAGCAATTCATGCAAATTGTGTCTATTTGCGTCTAAAAATGGCCTTACAGATGGAACCCACCACTCACCTTTCTGCTGGTCTTTTGTGAAAATTGATGTGGGGTTGTTATACCTACCTGCAACAATATGAAGTCCTGCATTTAGCTTTTCGGAGTATGCCTTCATATTTTCAAAAAATTGTTTGTGAACTGGCGTTGCATTTTGCGCCCAACTTATTATGAATGTTTTTCTCCTTTTGTCAAAAGTTTTCTTTTGTGCTAGTTTAAATTCCTCGGAGACTATAATCTCTGAGCCTTCTTTTTTTCGCTTGTTTTTCAATAAGCTACTTACACTACGTCTAATCGTATCTTTGTACTTAATGCCAAATTCTTCACACATTTTAATCGTGGCCTGTGTGATGTTTAAATCATTAGTACTCATTTGATCTACTATGAAATCTAATTTCTCGCCTGTGTATTTATTCATATATTTACTTTTTTAAAAATTGCTGTTCAGCTAACTCATATGGAACCTCCATTGAGTCCAAGTCCCTTTTTAGGGATTGTGTTATTTGGAATTTAGGTATAAATTTATTTCTACCAACAGCCCCCTCGGGGCCAAACTTATATTCAAGTAGTGGTGAATAACACCCAATCCTAACAAGTGGAAACAATGTGCCAATACTTGAAATCTTGACAGACTTTACATCAAGAACTTTTTTTAAAGCTAGTTTTCCAAACTCTTTTAAAACAAGATGAATGTCTTGTTTCCTAAACCCAGTTATTTCAGAAAGCTCCTCACTTAACATCTCTGTAGTAACAACGTCCTTTGGCTTTCTATTAACCACTGGTTTTAATTTTCTTTTATCTGGTTTTCTCATAATTCAATATTTTTCACTTTTCGGATAAAACACATAAGGTTGATTTATGTGGTTGTTAGGCACAATTAAAATAAACCTAACTGCTTTTTATCTTCTTTAGGTTTATAAGGCTTACCATCTTTTAAAATAATAGGCTCAATGTGTTCTCCTAAATTATATTTTTTATTTTCATCTTTTGGGTATTCCTCTATGTTATATTTCAATGCTCTTAAAAACTTCTTTTTGTGTTTCTTGTCACAAGAAAAGAATATGTATCTATGTTTGCTACTTCTAAACTTTCTTAATCCGTTTTGTTTAGTATTATCATAATGTCTTGAATGTTTACCACCTTCAACATATTTATCAGTTCTGCTCTTAGTTGCACCTGTGTAAATAAAATTTGTTGCTTGATAAATATATCCGTTATGATTCATCTGCTTGTCTGCATAACTTACAATTATTAGATTATCCTTTTTAAGTTGCTTTAAACACCAACCAACAAAAGAAGATAATTGTATTTTAATATCACCATCTACACAAAGCCTATTAAGTTCATAAACATTTGCACTGTATTCTTTACCACAAACACCAACACATAAGTTGTTACTTGCAGGTTTTCCAAATGTGCAAACAGCCTTTAAAGCTTCATCCTCATAATAACCAAAAGCATGGGTTATACTTGGTTTTCTACCGCTGTAATGTCTTGGTAACAAGAAGCTAATTGCTTCTTTGTACTCTATTTTTCTCATAATTAAAAACTTTTTATTTTCGGATAAAACACATAAGGTTGTTTTATCTGGTTGTTAGCATTAATTTGGTTTTAAAGCAAGCGTGTCTCCAGCCTTATAAATATGCTCGCTAATCATCCAAAATCCACCTCTACCCTTAACACTTTGCATTTGATATTTGTAAGTTCCTTTATCCCAAGATTGCATATTTAACACCACAAACTTTTCGTCAGTTGGCATAAGGTCAGAGCATCCAACCAAAAAAACTAATGCTAACAAAGTATATAATGTATAGCTTTTAAGTGTTTTAAATCGTTTCATTTTTTTATCTATTTAAGTTATTTATTAATTCAAAGTTCAAGCGTTTTTGGTCGCTACACACCATATACAACAACGTTATAAAACATTTAAGCGTTGTCCATAAAAACATCCAACGCTATTTCTGTCATAACAAGTTCGTACAACTGTAAACTTTCGTCTAATTCTAAATTCTTTTTCAATGTTGTTTTTATTACTTCTTCTCTAAAAAGGTCGTCGTCTTGCCCAAAAACAAAATCGCCAGCCATCTTAAAGGTGTGTAAATTTTCTGTTCGCTCTGCTACTAATTTATAGTAGTATTCTTCGCTGTTTTCTGCGATTATTTTGTTTTTTAATTCTTGTTTTGCTTCTTCTAACATATTTTCTTTTTTAAGTTCATTAATAGCTTTTTGTGCCTTTAATTTATGGGGGCTAATTAAAGCCCCCTGTTAAAGTTTTATCCCTCACATGAAGCACAATCCAATAAGTTTCTTTTAAACTCTTGTGCAGCGTTCACGCTGTTTTGATAATAAAGCGATTTAACACCAAGCTTTTCAGCTTCTAAATAAAGGGCGTTTATGTCCTTTGTTGGTGTTCTTGGGTCAATAGTTAAGTTTAAGCTTTGACCTTGACAAATAAATTTTTGCCTTTGCCCCGCTTGTTGAATTATGCTCAACTGACTAATCTCTCTAAATGTTTTAAAAACATCTTTTTCATGCGTTGTTAGAAAATCTAGGTGTTGCACCGATCCATCTCTTGAAAGTATGTTCAACCAAGTTTCTCTGTCGTTTTTACCATACCCCTCAAGAACCTTTTCTAAATAAGGGTTTTTAAAAGTTGTCTTTATCTTTGCCAAGTCCTTCACATATATGTTTGAAGTAAAAGGCTCTATTCCCAAAGATGCTTGACCTAAGATGAATGAACTTGACTTTGTTGGTGCAATTGCTAACAAAGTTGTGTT